CTTCATTTAAAATTCTATCTTTTATAGCTTCAAGTGAGCCACCGCCAAGTCTTCTAGTTTCTTCAAATAATCTAATTCGATAAGTTTGATCGCTTTGTACTCCTGCACCTATTATTGCATCAGCAAAGTTTATAATATCTGTCAAGCCTGCTACTGGTGTTACAATTTCGGTTAAAGTTCCAGCTGGGGCTTCAATATCTCCCGTATCTTCACTTTGACATTTTATTGGAGTCCAGAATTTCTGTAAGGTAAAATCAGCAGTTAAATCTATTTTATGCGCGCTCTCATTATCATTGGAAGCAATATAAAATGTGCCTTGACTTGCCTCATCTTCAAAAGCATTAACTTTTAAAGTATCGGTTTGCGCCATTATTGCAGCAATAATGCCTGCTGTTATTTCTTCAATCGTAGCAGTTGAATCTGAAGTATATTGGACACCGTTTTCATCAATCGTTACGATATAATCATGATCATTTATGACATTTATAATTTTAATTAAAACACGAGATGTTTGCGTATTATCAAGTGAAGCTTCAACTATAGGTTGAAATAATTCGTCTACATCTGGTCTTTTAAATCTAAACGTTAAAGGAATTAATACTCCATTTGTTCCTGAGAAAGATTCATAAACTTGTGCTGCTCTTGCAGAAAGTCTTTGAATAGCATTTATTTGTCCGATATCATCTAATTGTGTACCATCAGCACTACTTGGAGCACGACTTTTATAAATTGCTTCTCCTAATTCCCAAAGTTCTGCGGGTTCTTTTGCAAAAACATCAAGTAAATGACCTATAACTTCATCATCTCCAATTGCCGCATCTGGAAATTCTGTTAATAATCTTATTCGTAAATCAGCAAGAATTGCCTCAAAACGCTTTAATATAAACCCATATTCTGTTAATCCATAAGTAGCCATAATATCACCCTATTCCTAAATCACTTAATGTTATTTCTCCAAAATCACTTTGAGCAGTGAATGTTATTTTAATACCTCGTTTATTAGTATCATCAGCAAAAATTCTAAAATCTGTGATTTTTTTAATATTTTCAGTTTTTGCTATTTGTAATTTTATCGCAGCAGATACTTCATCGTATGTTGTACCTTTTTTTAATATATCTTGATAATACGGAATACCTTGTGTGGTATCAAAATATAATTCACCAAGAAAGAATTGTAATCGTATTTTAAGGCGTTGAACTAATTCGTCAATACCTATTATTGGATAATCAGTAAATTCACCGATTTTCAAATCCCAGTCTTTTTCAAATGGTAAATGTACCGGATCATTAGTTAATTGCCAATCAATACTCATACTTTAATACCTTTCAATGTATTTAATCTTGTTACAATCGTTGTTAATGCTGTAATACCTGGTGGATCAATTGGTTGGCCACCAACAGTTAAAGCCTTTATAACATTAACAAAATCAATTAATAAACTTATTAATTCCTCTGCTTCATTAGCAATTGCAAATTTATTATCGTTATTTATTGTAATCTGGGCATTATTATATCGCAAAACAACATCGGTTGCAGTACCTAATGAATTTTCAGTAAATGGAAATAAGCCCATAATCGCTATACAATCAGTTAGACTATATTTTCTTGATGCACCTGCTTCAACCTCACCACCTAAAATTAACCATCTTTCTAATGCGCGTTCAGCGAAAAATAAAGCAGCAGTATCACCTACATTGACTGGGAATGTTAAAGAAGCACCACCACTTCTTGGAAAGATAATGGGTACATTTGTTATAATAGGCATTTCATTAATTGTGCCATCTAAATAAGTTTTTTTGATTAATGGTTTTACATCTGCTTTTTGCTTTGATGCATCATATTTAATTATCTTCCCTGGTAACATAGTATGAATTTTACCAATAATCTCTACATCAATAGCTTTTTTTAATAAATCTGCAAGTGTAATATTAGCCACTATAAACCACCTATTCCAGATGCTCTGGTTTCAATTTCAGATATCCATTCACCGCTTCTAGTATCACCTTTATGATCAATAGAATCAATTAAAAAATCTTTAACAACTTCTTTACTTATAACTCTGATTTTACGATTCGGTATTATAGAAGGTTGTAATAAAGTCTTAATACTCCATCCTTCATAATCACTGCTATTAAATATATCACCAACCTGATTATTAGAATTTTTTGTTGGAATACCTATTAATCCACTTGTAGCATCAAGTTCAATAATAACATCTTTGCTTGCCTTATCAATTGGTGTTATAAGTAATTGATCTTTTTCAACATTCCATTTCAAACCAGTTTCTTTTGTTATCTCATCTAATGCATTTTTTGCTAAACCACTATAACTATAGCCTTTAGCAAAAGATATATTATTTTGTAAATAATTCGATGATTTAGAAATATCCATTTTTAATGCATCAGCTAATTGTTTGATTATTTGATTAGTATTTATACCTGCGGCAAAAGATAAATTTATAACAGTTGTATTTAATGGAATTAGCCCATTACCACAAAGTATTTCTGTTATATAATCTGGTGGGCTATATGTTGTATTTACTGTAGTAATATTACCAATATAAAGTAATTCATAACCAGCAGCTTCTTTATATCCTGCATATAATAAACAAAGTAATGGTCCTTCATTTCCTATTCTCTTTAAATTCTCAGCAGGAATATTTTCAATATTATTTCGATCATTACGTGATAAATTATATATGCTTATTGTTGATATTGTTGGAACTGATGTATTTGTTTTAGATATACTAAACGAAATTCTGAATCGTTCATCAAATATTAATGCTTCTATAGTTGATGTACCTATTATAACTTTAGCTATTCTATCAAATAAAAAGCTCATTGAAAAAACTCATCATCAATTGTTATATATAGTAAAATACAACGATTACCTAAATCATTTCTTCCGCATGGAATTTCGCTATTTGTATCATCATACAATATAAACATTCCTGGCGGGACATCTGTTTGCACATAAAATCCTATAAAATCATAATTAACTATTAATTTAAGTCCGCATATTATAGATGTTTCATCTGTTGCAAAAAGATCAAGATACCATGATTCATCACGAGTATTCCAATAAATACGTAATAAGTAATTAATTCCATCTAAAACCATTGTTTGCTCAAAAGCTGCTTGTGTTGAATCTATAGGAATTTGTAATATACTCATATAATCACCCTCGGTAATTCCCCATATTTTAATTGTCCTTTAAAAATATCAGTTAATGCAGCAGCAATACTACGTTGATGTAAATCTTCTTTATCTTTTGTTTGTTGGCTACCCTTATCAATTGTACTTTGTGTCTGGTCTTTTGTCCCTGGTGGTTTATCTTTGCTTTTATCTCGCGGGATTTTTACTCGTTGAGGACTAACTTTAATAATATGTTTAAATTCAGCATCAAAATCAATTGCTTTTCCACTTGTTGAATCTCTATTTATAGTGAAATCTGTAAAAGCAACATCTGTATATATATCAAATCCTGAAACAACATTAAAAACTATACGTTTATAATATAAATCTAATAATGCCTCATAAGAACTTTTAGATCTACTTAATCCTTCGCCTAAATTAGCTTTTAATACATTACCCCATTCATCGTAAGGGCTGTCTGTAATCACTCCTTTAATACTTACTGTATAAGGATGAATTACGATATTATCTGATATGTCTTCTCCAGTTTCAACAGGTTCGTCTGTAACAGTAGATTTATAAGATACATTTTCAGTTAAAACAGCATCTATTGCTATAATATCTATTTTCCCTGGCGATATTGGAGTGAAAAAGAATGATATTAATTTATTTCCGATATCTTCACTCATTTTTCAACCTCTGGAAAAACTGTTAAAGCCTTTTTAATTTCTTTTGTAAAACCTGAATGAAATGCATCATGTGCTGATGATATTAAAAAAGATTGTTGATCTGTTGGAGTTCCAGCAGGAACAGCAAGATTTACATTTGTATTTATGTTTACATTACTTCCTGCTGTGGCAGATATACCTCTACCCCATGCTAATGGTTTATATTCTTCTAACATCCCTGTAATAGTACCACGCGGTGCCATAGTTGCCATTTGAGCAAGTGCTAATGGGCTTTTTTTACCATATCCACCAATAATTGGAGATAATTTATAAAATTCACTCCGTATTTTTTTTATAAGAAATATTATAAATTCCAATGGATCAATTATGAAATAAGTAATATAAGCCTTTATTGGCTTAACTGCTTGACCAATAGCTTTTGCAACTCTTGGAAATTCTTTTATAAATCGACCTATTAATGAATCTCTACCATGAATATATGCATTAATATCATCTAATACTAAAAGAAAAGCTAAAAATCCAGCTACAAGTAAACCAATAGGTGAGAATAATAATGCTACACCAGCCTTTAACATACTAAATGCTGAGATAATCATTTTCATTTTTGATACTATTCTTAACGCGATAAAAACTTCAAGTAATTTTAATGCAATACCAAATTCTTGATTGAATGTTTTTATTATAGCGATAAAATTACTTATTGTTGTGATTAGAAATACAAATACTTTGCCTACAGCCTTTGTTACTTTAAGCATTGCTATAAAAAATTCCTCAATCTTTAAAGTTAACATTTTTTTATTAGCATTTATCCATTTTAAAAATTGATCTAATAATTTTTTAAAAGTAGGCATTAAAGCTAAGCCAATTTGATCTTTTAAAGATTTAATAGCAAATTTTGCTAAAAACATTTTATCAGTAAATTCAGCAGATTGTTTAACTCCCTTTTCATCCATAATAAAACCATATTTAGCAACGGTAGCCATTAAATCCTTAAGACCTTTACTACCATCTTTAAACATGTTGATCATTCTTCCACCACTTCTGGAGAAAAGTATTTGAGCAAGAGCTGCTTTATCCTGAGTATTTTTTACTTTAGTAAATCCATTAGCAACTTCCATTAGTAATTCATGTTGAGATTTTAATTGTCCATTGGCACCACGTAAGCTAATACCAAGTAATTGAAATGCACGTAATTGTTCCATCATTCCCATGCGAGCCATGCCAACTGCTTTAGCAAAAAATTGCATAGCAGTAATAAAACCCTCATGTTCTACGCCAGATAATGCGGCTGCACCACCTAATAATTGAATTTGTTTTATTGTTAATCCTAGAACATCTTTGACTTTATCAAGTTCATCACCTGTTTTAGCAGCAGAATTGACTAATAAAAATATAGCGGTTGTGGCTGCCGTTACAGCAGCAGTTAAAGCTAATACAGCTACTTTAGCTGATTTGACTTTAGATTCAAATCCTTCTATTTGCTTTGGGTCAGTTTTAAAGCCTAATTTAGTGACTAGTTCTCTGACTATCATTCATTTTCTCCAAATCATCACTTTCAACATCATTTTTCATATTCAATAAAGCTAAAGCACGCATAACATCATCAAGTGACCAGATCGTTTCAAGATCATGCAAAGTAACTATTTTTTGAGTTACCAATTGCCATATTGGCAATTCTGCCTGTAAATCCTCGTCAAGCCTATCTAAATATTTTTTAGCTTTCCTTTCTCGTTCTTTGCTTTTTGTATTGTTTTGACTTTGGTAGTAATTTCTGAAAAAAAACCGGTATTATCTCCAAAGATATTAATCTTTAAAATTTCCCATAAAACAAAAAATAAATGATCTATTTTACCAGCAAAAAACATATCGAAATTATTACCATCTCCAAGACTAATGCCTTGTGGTTTTTCTTCAATAATAACTTTCACATGCTTAAATGAATCAAAAATCAAATCAGTAAATATCTGAGGTTCTAAACCATTACAAAAAGATTCAAGCATTCCTGCAAAATCAAGACTAGCCAAATCAGTATCTAATAAATTTGATATACTTTCTTCAGATAATGATTTTAATAATGGTGCAACAGCCTTAAGATTTTTAGTCCATTTAGCTATAAATAATAGATTCTGTCTTGCTGGAAATTGAGTAATAAAATATTTATTACTTTTAATTTCTTTTTCAAAAGATTGAATCATACAAGATTACCCCCAACAAATGGTATTAAACGTGGGCAAAAAATATTCCATTCACGATCCGTTGGATCAGTTGAATATGCTGTATCGGGAACCTTATCAATTCTAGCTTTTGCACATTCAAATAAAGTTAACCCATTTAAATCTTTAATTAATAAAGGCAATGGTGTATTAGCTGTAAAATCACTTAATAAAAAAGCCATTAAAGCATCATTATCCATTGATGTTTGTAATAAAGTAAATTTAACATTAGCATCAAGTCTATTGCTTCTTACTGATGCCACTTCACCATCTGCTCCTGCTTTATGTGTCCACCATGGATTATTATAAGTTATTTCGATATAACTACCATCAGAAAAGCCAGTAAGATGTAATGCACCAAAGACCACTATTAAATCACTACTGTTAAAAGTTTTAGAATCAGCCATAATTATTTCTCCTAATTAAAATATAGAAACCTCACCGCGAATTTCAACTTTATGTATAGCATCAGTTGGTGTGGCTTTAAATGTTACATTTTTCAATATACGTTGAGCCTTATCATTAGGATCAATATCTGCTAATTTAGGCGCATGAGTTGAAAAATCCAATAAAAATTTAGCCGCAACACCTTCTGTTAAAGTTGCTCGTAAGTGAGAATCAATTATACGAATGCCCCCATTAGTATAGGGGATTTTATCAGCATTAATAAAAGCTGAAAATACATTCTCCCGAATACGTTGCGTAAGCCAATCAATGCCACGCATGATATCAATATATTCACCTGAACCAACTTTACCATCGCGAGTAATATCAACTCCTGCAACCTCAACATATACATTGCAATTTTTAGCTAATGCATTTCTTATTTGATTTTTATTTAAACTTGAAGCTGTTATACCATTTAATGTTTTAAATGCCCATGTAATGCTTCCTGGGTCTTTTGGCAAACCAACTCCTGCAAAAGCAGCCTCAAATTCAGTTGGGCCACCTTCTATAATAGGCGGAATTGTAGATGATGGTTCATGATAGCAAACGATTGTACGATCATAATTCGCAGCTTTAATTAAAACTGGTAATGATGTTGTATCGGCAATTTCAGTTTTATCAATAATATCTAGATTATCAGAAGTTGTAAAAAATAATTTTTCTGTTGTCTCTATATATCCAGCTAATTCTACTACTTCTGTCACATCATGGCGTGTTTCAGTTATCAAATACCAATCATCATTTTCAGCGCGTACGGCTACTATATCATCTGTTATACTATCAGTTGGCGTATATGCTTGTATTGTTTGATTTGTATCAACAAAAAGACTATAAGCAGTTCCTGCTACATTAGCGTTTAAATTATAAGTTCCATCAGTATTGTCAATTGCGGTAACTGGTTCAGTTCCACCATTGATAGCAATAACTAAAGCACTGGCGATTGATATTGGTGTTGCTCCAGCTCCAGAATTAATCTGAAATATAATACCATTTATTTTTGTCCAATAATCAGTATCATCAATGGCTGTAGTAACTTCGACTTTTGTACCATCAATTGTACGCCGACCAATATCTACTTGTTCAACTCTTGGACTTTGAGAGAAGAATTTCTCAGCAGCTAAATATTCTGGATCAGTATCAATAAATCCAGCAGTTATCATACTATCCAAATCAGTATATGTTTGTACTCTTTCATTAAAAACTTTATGTAATCCTAAAACTAATGGTGTACCAAATCCAATACGGCTAATTGGTGTATCTTCGCGCGTAATTTGTACATCAACAATATCTTTTAATGGCATTTTATTAATCCTCCACAATTATGGTTGAAATATGTCTTGTATTTCCATTTGCATATAAATATTCACCAGACATTTCAACACGTTCTATTAAACCTACATCATCTATAATGTCTGTAACAAGCAAAAAAGATAAATCTAATATAGTTTGTTCTTCAAATGATGTAGCTACTAAATTCTGTAATGTATTTTGTGACAATCTTGTTAAATATCCTATCCCACTATCCCTGAATATTTGATTTACATATTCCTTTTTTGTTGATAATAAAATCCAGTTTAATACTTGCTGTCCTAGCATATTTTGCGGTGATTCCTGCCCGTGATATATAATAGATAATGTCATTAGATTTTGTGATAAAATCGTGATAATTCCGTTTTCATCGACTTTTCCATAAGAAGCATGTCCGACTGGCGTTATAGTTGGAATCAATAAACTAATATATGGTCTATCTGGACGTGGTGCATTGGAATATTGCCAAATCACAACATAAGATCCAGGCATTAAGGCAACTTCGCCATTTATCCAGCTATATATTTTGTCCTGTAAAACACTAAAGTTCATCAGTTTCGTTTACCTTTCCTATAATCACTTTATAATGATTTATTATGTTATTTTGGTTCGGTTCAACTTGAATAACTTCAAATTTATTACCATCAATTGTCACATAATCTGGATTATCAGTTTTAACAGTTCTTAATTTAATTGAACTGTACATTTTATATGTCTGATCTGTTCTCCGTCCTTCTGGTAATTGATTTAATTCTTCACCAGTTAATGGTTGCAAACTTGCTCTTATTATAATATCCGCCGGTGTTCCTTTTACCCATTTCCCACTAACATAAGCACCACCACTTAATCGTTTAAATATAAATTCACGTCTAAAACAACTAAATTCGCTCATTATTTCTTTAATACCTCAATATGTCTAACTGATGCACGCATTCGCCCAGTATCAATTAATGGATTACTGCTTCCTTTTCTTGCTATAGTAATCGGAGCATTTGGTGGCGTTTTTAGATCAGTTATTTTTTTCTTTATCCGACCTTCCATATATTCACCGATCAATCCCAATGACCCTTTAACTGTTTTATGTCCTTTTAAAATTAAGCTATATTGTTTATTTATAATTCCTTTTATCTTACTATGTTGTTCATCAAATGTTGATCGCATAAATGATCGTTCTGGTATTCTATCAGTTCCAAATTCATTATAAGCAGCTATAGCAGCTATTGATTGACCATCTTTCTCCGTTCCTGCATCTTTTTGTATTCCAATTTGCGTATAAGATTTATTAATTAGCTTTAATTCTTTTTTAATTCTTCGCCATCCTAAATCAATGTCCTTAATTTCACCCATAAAAAGTCCTTAGTCCAATTACATGCATATCACGTAAACGCATAAATTCAATGCCATAAGATGTAGTTAATAATGTCCCATCTTTATTAGCCAGCGCAGATGGTAAAGCATATCCTAATGCTAGATCGCCTTCTTTTTTAGATGTTACATTGCCGACTTGCCCATCAATTCCAATATTTGTATTACGTGTAGATAAAGCTAACATGTGCGCTGCTAAATATGCTACAGCTAATTCATGGTCAAGACCAAAAACAATTTCTGATACTTGATTTTCAGCAAATCCAATAAATGTATTCAATCGCGCCGGATCAATTGTTGCATATTCCGGCGCGATTTCTTTGAGAACATCTAAAACAGCCATTATTTATCCTTAGGCTTATTTTCCTTAATTTTATTTTTTTCTATCTTAGGCTTTTCCAATGGTTTAGGTGAATCTATTGTTTTTAATATTCCAGCATCAATTCTGGATTTAAAACCTGGATGTTTAAATAAATCTTTTATAAGATCATTATTAATAGTATTTAAGCCAGGATTTAAAATAATTTTTGCAATGCCTTTTTCGCCTTTCTCACTTTGAAAAGCACAAACATATAATCTAGGTTGAGTATTATCAATAATCATATTATATACCCTCTTTAATATTTGCGGATAAAGGATAATAAGCTACAAAACCACCAATACGAGCATGAGTTGGTACTTTAATCTTAAGATTATATGCTTGAGGCGGAAATGTTTCATAGGCTTGTGGAATCTGAAATGCTATACGATCTATATTATTTTCATAAGCGATCATAACATCTTTTCCAACAGAACCAGCACCCTTTAATTCATTTACCCAATCTAAAGTGATCTCTGGATTATTAGCTTTAAACACAGTCAAAATTGAATCAGGAGTCAAAGAACTATACGGTGTTCGCTTAATATAACTATATTGTGCCAAAGGTATAATAAGTGTATTTGGCATATGTACACCCTTTGTAATATCATAAACCTCCGTAATAGCTTGTTCCATATCACGAAGGATCAGAATTGGTGTTTTATATATCCATTCAGTAGTTGCGCCTGTTCCATCATTTGGGACGTCGCCAACAGGAATATTAGGATGTGTTAAAAATCCATATAAACCATAATCAGAATCACCACCCCATACAACTTTATTGATTTTCTGTTCAGTCGAAAGTCTTGATGCATTTGCTCTACGCTGTTGTAAAGGTTGTCCAGCAAATTGAGCTGCACGAATTTCTTGAATATCATAACCAAAACTATTACCAATTGAACGAATTGGCCGTACGGTTTTTTGACCAGTTATATCAACAGCCGGCAAATCATCGCTATAATCTGAAATTACCTTAGTCATACCAACTTGATCGTATGTATAAAAAGCAAAGCTATCAGCACCAGGATTAATACTAGTATCAACCGGTACCAAATTAATGCCTTTTAATAATGGATAAAGCACATCATAAGTATTAGCTAATACTTGTTCTAGCTGTTGCTCGAAAAATCCAATCAAATTTGCATCATTATGCATTACACTTTGACAGGAACTATCTAATTTAATAGTCATTATTTCCTCCTTTACGGTAAGTTAATTTCAATTAATGCTAATTCACCAGAATTTGCACTATTCTTAAAGACACCTGTAGGTACGGCGTCAGCATCAGTAGCATCATTTCTAAATTTACCTGCATCTGCACCCGTGTAAACAAAATAAGCTGGATCATCAATAGCAACATTATCATTTACTAAAACCCAAATTTCACCACGTCTTAAAACATTTACAGCTTCTTTATCGGTATATTTACCATCACCTAATGCATCTTGTTCTTTAGCCCAAGTTGAAACACTAATACCTCTAAATGCTTTACCTGTAGCAGCAGGAATTTTAACTTGAATTAATGGGTCAGTACCTTCGACCAAAGCATATCCAAAAAGGATAGTACCTTCAGATGCTTTAGTTTCGACAAGATGAGGTCTTGCATCACTAATTAAACCGATATGCTTTTCAGTCATATATAAATTATAAGTTAATTGAGTCATTATTTATCTCCTTCTGGTTTTCCAGTTAATCTGTTTAAATACCGATCTTTTGCTTCATCTAAAATTGATTTATTAGATGCACTTTTTGCAGTATCATTTACAGTTTTACGTTGATCTGAAATATCTGCGCGCATTTTATTCATTTCTAATGCAGCATCAAATCGAGCATCAATATAAGCATCTGATACATCATCTAATTTTGCATCTTTGGAAATTGAATTTATTACTGCTTTTTTAATATCTTGATTAGACATATCATTAAATTCGGTCTTCTCATCAAGAATATTTTTAGCAGAATCAATTAAATTTGCACGTATATGAACTGCTTCTGTTAATGAATCATTGAAAGTTTTATCAAAAGATTCAATTTTTTCTTTCATACGTTCACTTTCAGCATCTTGCGCATCTAAAACACCTTTTTTTGTTTCAATGTCTTTCTCAAGAGCATCAATCTTCGTTTGCAACTTTTTATAGGCATTAATTACTTCAGCAGAAGCCTCGTATTCAATACCATCTAAAGCTATTTTTGTCATAGTTTTACTCCTATTATTAACGTTAATATTGTCAGATAAAACATCTGTTATAATTTCGCTATCCTTATCATCCAATTGAATAGCATCCCCTTCATCTAATTTTATAGATGCCTCTGCACCAGCCCGTGCTAAAGCACATATAGCCAAGTGATTGTATTTAATATTAGTTTGACGGCTATCATATCTATGCCCGTTATATATACCGGTTTCATCAATGACATCTGCTGTATAACCAAGTGATAATTGATTTTTACCATTCTTAACTTTATTAATTGCTTTTTCATCAGTTATAACTAAAGGTGCTTTAATAAATTTCCCATCGACTTTTATTGATTCCCCAACATGACCTGCTTGTAATTGTTTAGCACTTTGAGCGTTAACTAATCTCTGCTCAGGATGCCCATCTGTTATAGGTATCATCTTCATTGATTCTAAAGAATCTTGTTTATAAACATTATCCGGATGACGTAATTCACGCCGTGTCGTACCATCAGCATTGCGATAAGCAAATACACCGGTTCGTGTAACTATTGATTCAGTTTCCAAATAACCATCATTAGTTATTTTGGTCTTTGAGAATCGCGCAGCATCAAATCTTAATTCAGACATAATCAGTTCCTGTTAATAAGTTGTGTATATCCTGTGCATAAATTATCAGGTTCTGTGGATAAGTCAAGTTTTTTTGTGGATAACTTTGTGAGAGGCTTTTTTGAACATATATTTTAATGAAATAAAGAAATTTTTTTATTATATTTATCTTGTAATATTAACAATAATAGATTAAAATAGTATTTTATAATCATTAACAATAGGAGATATACTATAATGAATATAAATTTATTAAATACAAAAGAAACAGCTAAATTACTCCGAGTTAAAGAGGGTACTCTTAGAATGTGGCGTTCTGTAAAACGGTACAATCTTCCCTATATAAAAATTGGTGGAAAAGTTTTTTATCGTATGGAAGATATTCAAGCATTTATAGATAATCGAATTATTAAATGCGAATAATATGAGCCATAAAATTAAATTATAGGAGACAATTTATGAAAAGCAAAAAAATTAAGAAAATAATAAGCGATGTAAGTTATTCATTAAATAAATCAAACATAAATGATTCATTAGGTATAGCAGGTGTAAATGGTGCAATTGCTGTCCGAGAAATAGTTCAGCAAGTATTAGCAGAAACTTTACCAAATCTTGAATCCTTACTTGATCTTGGAATTACAGAAAAAGAAATAATAAATAAAAACAATCACCTTATCGATAATGCTAAAGCTGCCATTATTGATTTAAATGAACAAAAGAGAGAGGCATTAACCGCATATAAATTGTTAAAAAATAAAACTAATGATACAATAAAAAGATTGGATTTAGCTAAACATGAAATGGCGACATTACGTTTTGATATTAATCGCATAACTGATACTTTTTCACGCTTAATCCGTTTAGAAAAAATGATAGATTTATTTTCAATGGATATTAAAAAATTTGATGAATTAGAGGATTTTTTAACAAAAGCAATTGAGCTTAAAACTAAATTTAAAAATGAATTTAAGTTATAATTAATTAAATCAAATCCTCAAGGATCGGAATAGCAACGCACCTGCAATTAATATCATCACCTGGATTACCTGTATCAGCCGGTGGATTATCCCAGCTATAAATATTTCCTTCTTTTTCTGCATGGCTAGGACGAACACGTTCATCTCCTGCTGTGGCCCATTGATATTTACTTATTCCATTTTGAGTTTGACGTAATTGAGTTAATTGACCATTTAATTTTGATGTTTGATCTCTGGCGATTAGCTTTGCTCTATTCTTTGTAAATCCAATTCGATCTTTAAGTTGGTTGGACATATCTTTTAAATTAATACCACCTGCAAATCCTCTTGTTACAATTCCTTTGATATCACCCAGAGCTTTATCTGTTAAATTAGTAATCAAGTCTACATTTTGTTGTGCAAATAAATCTAATTGATCTGATAACCAAGGCTCATGCGTAAAAACATCAACACCAAATACTGTATGCATTGTTTTTTGTAATTGTTTTTGATTAAATTGGGAGATATCTATACCCATTGTTTCTGCTATATCTTCTGGCTTATTTTGTCTATTAGTAACAAATACGCGCATAAGCGCGATAATCCCGTTTAAATCGCTTAAGTAATCATCAGTCTTAAGCTGTGGGCGTTTTGAGTTTAATTCTGCTTGTAAAGTAGATAAGCGCGGGGCTAAAATTTCGTTTAAGCTTTTATCTATCAGATCAACAATTTTAAATAATTGTTTACGATAAGTAAGTTCGGCACCATGTGGAAATTGCCATTTAGGAACGCGTTTAACGTCTATCAAAGGCTTTTTATTAAGCATAGCTCGCTTTAATTGTATGTCATTTGATATCCTTTCCTGATTCTGCTTAATCGTTAGCATACAATTAATCTCTTAATTCAACATTTATTTGAGTTTCAAAAGAATATTGATCATTTCCGAATCGAGACTTAGCAATTTCTTCGGGCATTACTATGCCATTAACGACATAAGCTTGATCAGTTAATGCCTGCTTATTACGCATATCAATTTGTGTAGGTTCATCATATTGCCATAAGCTATTAAAATCAATTTTAAGATCATCTATTTTTTTGTTTTTAAGAGGATTATCGCTCGCTGCTAAAATATAACTTATTAATTTATGCAATTCTATGCCTA